TTCAGTAGGTCCTACGTCTTGCCAGTCAATACGAATAATTCTGTCAATGTTTAAGTTGTTAAAACCATATGTGTTTACCGCTGCGTTGAATGTGAAAGAAGTCTGCTTGACTACAAGCAACTGGCTTCCCATAGCGCGGATAGTGTCGTTGATAGCCTTCTTGACTGAGTAGCGTGGGAAGATTGGCGATACTGTAACCTTTGCATCTACTGCGTGAGTATTTGCTGTTGTGCCTAGATACCCACGACCATAGGGAGCAATTGTTGCTGTGTTAGAAACACGGTCAAATGAGTCAACCCACAATAGTTCCTCATCAATTTCAAGAACGCCCTTACCCACGTTGTCGGTAGAACCAAGACTTAAGATAGTAGGGTTAGAACTTGGTGATGTTAAAGTCGTAACAGCCTGGTTAAGGTAAGTTGAACGTTCTTGCTGGTACGTATAACCTGAAAGATTGATGAGAACTTCATCAATAATGTTTGCTAATGTTGTCACAGGTTAATACTCCTTAAGGCATCAGTTGGGGATAAGTTTGTCGTTCCTGCCAGTTCATTGCAGATTCCACCCAATGCTTTGTAGTTATTAGGTTGACGGTTAGCATCTGCTTTTTTATTAAGAGCAGCAATCAAGGCTAAACCTGTGGTTCCAGCATAAACATTTGCAGCCTTAGTAGGAGCAACATATGCGCTGATTGCTGGGTAAGTTCCGCCATTAGCCAAGCGGTTAAGTTCACTAGTAAAAGAACTACCTGCTGTACCTGTTGCCATTATTTACCCTTTCGCTTTGCTGCTGCGTTATCAATAAGGTTAGGGTAAGGACGACCAGCCTTCTTGGCTGCTGCCTTTGCCTTAGCCTTCTGCGCTGGAGTTAAAGGCTTTGATTTCTTATTGGGATTCTTTGTATCCCAGAATGCTTTCTTCTTCACCATTTCACCTTATCTGCCCAGTAGGCTGCACTCATCTTTCCTTTAGCAATGTTCTTTGCGTGACGTGCCTTGAAAGATTTCTGACGTGCAGTTGGTTGTCTATCCCCTGTTACACCCTGTTGACCAAAGCGAATAGTTTTGACCTTATCGCCTTCTTTAGCCACAACGACGTGTGACTTTGTTGGATGACTTGGTGTGCGCTTAGGCTTGTTAAAGCCTGACACTCCTGCTCGCTTTAGTCTAGGGTCTCTTTGCATTATTTCTTTTTCGCCTTCTTAACTGTCTTCTTTGCTTTTGACTTACCAGCCTCAGAGAGAGCAATAGCCACAGCCTGTTTACGAGACTTAACAACTTTGCCACCCTTTCCAGAGTGAAGTGTTCCCCGCTTAAACTCGCCCATTACTTTCTCAACTTTGTTCTTCATTACTTCTTCTTGCCCATCTTCTTCATAGCCTTCTTTACTGGCTTGCCAGTCTTCTTAGCCTCAGCCTTAGCCATTGCCTTGCCTTTTGCTGTGTATGGGAATTCTTTATTTCCTACTTTTGGCATTACTTCTTCTTCGCAATCTTCTTTGCTGCTGCCTTCTTAGCAGGAGACTTCTTAGCCATCTTCATTTTCATAGCCATTTCTTCCATCTTCTCTGCCTTCTTGTACATCTTGCCAGCCTTGCCAGCCATCTTCTTACCCATCATTTTATGCTCCCAGTTCATTCATAGTTTTTGCTAGTGATTTATCTATCTTGCTTGCATCAGGCATAGTGTCGCCCTTATAGGCTTTGCCTAGATTTTCCGAGGCTTTGTAAGCCTGTTCAATCTTGGTCATACTTGTACCTGAAGGTTGGATACCTTGTCTTCGTGCTTCTTTATAGGCATCCAATTCTGAGTTGAACTTCTTGTTGCTCATATTTTTTTTACTATTAGCATCACCAGTATTAAGTTCTAGTGTTTTAACCTTGCAGCCAAAACAATCATCACCACAATCAATATGGTTAAACTCAATTTCTTCTGATTCAAATGGTTTGTCCTGTGTCTCATCACACAAGGCACAACCCCACTTGACAGCCTTAAAATCATAGTTCTCGTCAAAGCCCCAATCAAGAACTTTACTGATATGGATATGTTCCATTGTCCCCTACTGTTCTGTGAAGTTTGCTTCTGTTATCCCTACGTTGCCAGCAATAAGCGCTGCCTTTGTTGCATCATCTACTGTGTGGTCATAGCCACCTCTGTAGACTTGTGGATACTGAGCAAGGTCTTCATCCATTGGATAGCGAATCTGCTTATATGTTCCACTTGGTTGCATAACGATAGTTATGCCTCTGTCCTGACGATAGAAGTCAAATAAGCGACCTTCGCCAATTGGTCCTTCTAACGTTGTTGGTGTTCTGAAAGTCCAGTTAGCCATTAGTCCTCCTTAGTGAACTCACCATAAGGCTAGGTTTCCCTAGCCCTACAGTCAATCAACTCAATTAGAGAGCAGCGATTGATGAACCTGATGTGATTCGGTATAGAGCCTCATCACGGTATACAGCGAAGCCAAGTACGCCGTACCAACCCATTGGGCGGAAGCGCATCAACTTATCTGTAACGTTACCGATAACGACGTGTGGCTCTTCAGCAACTGCCTCAGCCATAGCCTGAGCACCGCAGACGATTGTGTTGAATACACGTGTTACTGGGGTTACAGTTACAGTTGTTGAAACTGTTACTGCTGCTGTGTTTGCTGTGTTAACTGTGATAGTTGTTGTTGAACCTGATGTTGCGATAGCAGTAATAAGTGCGCCTGAAGCGATACCTGTTCCTGCAATCTTGTCGCCAACTTCAGCGCGTGATGCGATAACAGAAGATGAAGCAACGCCGAATGTAAATCCTGCTGATGTTCCTGCAACTGTTACTGCTGTTGTTGTTAGCGCTGTCTGGTCTGCACCTGACTTGCTTGAGTAAAGACGTGAAGACTCTACGAAGAATGCTCCTTCGTACTGTCCAATTTCGCCAGCCCAAATCTTGTCAACAGATGGAGTTGTCTGAGCGTGAACGAAGTTCCAGCCCATATTTCCTGTTTCTGCACGAAGGTCGTGTGAAACTTCTGGGTGGATTCCAGCCCAGTATGCTGTGCCACGACGAGCCTTAGCCTTGTTAGCACGCAACTTTGCTACAGCACGACGGATGTCTGCTGAGTCAATTGTGTCTGCTGCATCTACGTTAGCAACTGCTGTTGCGTTGCCTGAGAAGATGTTGTTTGAACCTGAGCGTAGTGTTGTCATTGCTACTGCGTCAATTGAGTCTGCAGCATTGTAAGCAATGATGTTTGCAATACCTGGGTCAACGTCTGCGAGTGAGAACAACTGTAGAGCACGAGTTACAAGAACAGAGTTACCGAACTCCTGTAGAGTTACTGTAACTGTTGTTGGTGTTGACAATGCAACTGCATCTGGGTCAACTGTTTCTGTAAGTGCTGATGTTGACTGGTCAAGGTCAACCCACTTCTGTAGGACAACTGTTTGTCCTGGGAATGCTTGGCGTGCTGGACGCTTATCTGCGACAGAACGAATTAGTGGTTCTGAACGGAGAGCAAACTCTAGAAGGCGGTCATACGCCTTCTGTACGAGACCAGCACCACCTACTGTACCGCCTAGCGAGGTGCTAGAGGTATCTGTATATTGGTTAGGCATTGTTTGGTCACCTCCAAGTGACTATGAACGGATAATTACTGCTGCGAACGGAGCAGTTCAATAATGTCTTCAGCGCTACCTGCGTTGTCTAGACGTAGATTGAAGTCTTCTGCTCTATCGGGAGTTATGGCACTCTGCGAGATTGTGTCTTGTTGACGCAATGTTGAAAGATTTTGTTCTTTCTGAGTGTCCTGCACCTGTAAACCAAAGAGGTCAGCGTTATCATCAAGCCAGTTTGAAACTGAATCTTCTGAGAAGTCGCCTTCCAAGTCTTTTAGGATAAGGCGTGCAGCCTTCTGATTAACTCCCTTTTTCTCCAGGATTTGCTTGACGGTACTTTCGCGTTGGGACTTGGTAAATGTCTCAAGTTGCTCAGTAAGTTCCTTAATACGCTTCTCATCAGCACGCTTGGCTTTTCTTAGTTTTTTAACTAAGTCTCCGCCTTCGGCTGTGGAATCCATATCTAGGTCGTCTTCGTCTTCATCCCAGTAATTGTTGTTGCTCATAGCAACCACCCTTTCTATTCGTTGTTAGTTCGCAGACCACGATTGCTACTAGGGGGAGTAGGTCGGCTTCTGCTTCCAGTCTTATACGCCTGACGGTGCTGGTAGGTCCGTCAAGGATTCTTAGAATTGACCCTGTGTTGATTG